TTGTATTTGCCCTGCATCCCCCCACTTAATCTTTAATGAATGATTTTGGCTGCACATATCAGCAAAGGCTTTTACACTCTCAACCATGGCAGGCAGCGATCCTGTAGGGCTTACATAAGAAAATGATGCACCCTCTGGGAGTAGAATCGCTTTGTCTATTCCCGATTTGATCTGCGACTGTGATTCATGGATGCCTGTTATCACTGGTTGGCCTAGACTGAACCGAACTCCTAACGCGATCTCGGTCATGGCTATGCCTATTTGAACTGCACATCTAACTACATCAGAAGCATCAGAGGGATTACGTATCCTACTAATAGGTAGTATATCATAAGGATTAAACCCATCACCTCCAGGAATAGGAACTACTTTCCCTGCTTGATCATATAAGAAATGCAGCCCTTGCTCTCCATCCCTTGATTCGGACCAGAAAACAAACTGCCTGTTATTACCCATCTTCTCGACTTCGTAAGAGTAAGCAAATGGTTCAGACTCACCTCTTACATAGTATTCCTTCACAAATGGGAGAATGTCGTATTCAACACGATCCCTTCTTTCATTCCACTTAGATCGTAAATGACAATGCCCTAGCAACCACGCTACCTCACCGAACTCACGCATCTTAGAATTCAATTGGTGAACTAAATCTTTATAGTCCTGAGACTCTTCACCGCCTATAAATCTTTTGATCTCATTCTTGAGTAATAACATTCTCGCTCTGGCAAAGCGTGGAACTAATCGCATAGGAAACATTGGCACTTGACTTAATGATTCCCCAGGAAACCACTGCTCTAAATGCGTATCCATATTCCTATTGTAGTAGAAGTCTAAAGCGGTTGCCTTCTTAGCGTTCTCTTTAGATTGTAAGTTCTCCCTAGCCCTGCGTATTGACTCTAGGACTAGCTGCTCACTGTATTCGGGTATAACAACTGTATTTACTGATTTCATGCTTTATACATCCAATTCTCAAAATATTTCGTCAACTGCCTCCCGAAATCCTGCTCAAATTGATCTTGTAATTCTTTCTGTTGTGCTTTGTTTATCTTGCCTCCTATAACCCACATAAAAATAAATACGACATTAAACATCGCACTTAGACCCAATAAGAACTCTACCATTGAACTGACCGCCCTACTTTTCTTTCAATAGGCCACTTCATATCAATTAAATAACTGCAGGCATCTAACGCATGGGACAAAGCAACGTCAGACTTATCTAGTGATCCATTCTTATCTCTTTGGCACTGTTCTAAATCTTTAATTAAATAATTACACTTAGGATCTACTGTCATTCCTATCTTACCGTTAGCGTTTAACAGCTTTCTATTTAAAGCGTTTAATCTATCTTTAACTGGTGGGTTAGCTTTCTTAGCTATTACTTGAAATTGAAAGTCCCTTAGTATCTGATGATCTGAGCGATTGCTCGTTGTGGATCTAGCCGACCCCGCACTGTCGGGATACACTCGCTTTACTTCAGGCCAACGCTTAATTATCTCTTTAGCCATTTCTTCAGTGTTTGAATTAGATAACCTTATCTCATCTGAATAATGAATGGTTTGATCTGTGTACTCGAACACCTTTACAGCTGTCATGCTATCCACATTGAAGTCCATACCGCAATAAACCATTGGAGATGTCTCAGCATCCGTCTTTAAATGGATATTGCGATCAAAGTTATAAGCAGCCCTGTTTTGTACCGTTTCAAAGGTTGCCTCAAATTCTTGGGAGAATGTCCTGGCATCCATATTACGTCTAGCTTGCTCAATCTCATCAGCATCTACATAACCATGATCTATTGTTCTATATTGCCATGACTTCCATAATGGATCGCCCCCTTGACCTCTTAAAAATATATCATGGAAGTGGTTATAGCCTGAAGGTGTCCCAACAAATAATGTCCTGCCCTTACTGGTTGAAAGCATAGGCAAAACAATCTCTTCAAACACTAATGGCTTCATGTAGGCGTATTCATCAAGCACTACAGCATTGCTGCCGTTCATACCTAACGTAACACCACGCAAAGAATCTTCGTTGTCTGCCCCTTTAAGTTCAAATGTCGCTCCACTCACTGTTGCTGATAACTCTGATTCGTTTATCTTTGCTTGTGGATACTTCCTGAAAAAACTCTTCATCATAGGCCATAGCACTAGTTTCGCTTGTCGGTAAGTCGGAAAAATAGCCCAACGGCGTTCCCCTGGGTGTATTGTCCCATCCAATAACCACATCAAGGCCAGGGTGCTTTTTCCCCACCTTCTTCCGCTCACCAGACATTTGTGCCTCGCTTTATCATCTAAGATTTCCTCTCTTATTGGGTCTAATTCCATTCATCGTTCTATTAATTTGAATGGTTCTAATCTTGTTGTTTGATCAATTCTTTCTAATGCCCTACCCTCTGTTCTATCAGCTATAAACTCTACAGCCCACCTTTCAGGTCTAGCCCCTGTAGCTAAAGCATATACTTTCCGCAGCATCTTTTCTTTCATTGTTTCACCTGACTCATCTGCTTCATTACTTTTAGCATTTAATATATCTGCAATAGCTAAACCTTTTTTCGGTCTACCATTTGGATTTCCTGATTGTCCTTTTTTAAAAGGTTTGCCAACTATTTTCTTGCTGTTATTCTGCTGTTTATCAGCACTACTCATCAACTTCAATTAATCCCATTGACAGCGGTTTGTTTACAGTGTCGAATAATTGCTTCACTTTGGGTGAGTCCATCTCATATACATCAAATTCTAAACGCCAGTTATGCGTTGTCTTTAGGTTCTTTATACCTACTAGTTCAACCATTAACGCAATACCTTCATCCATTTAGATCATAAGGCCTCATAATCATGATTTATACTTTCCTGTCTATCGGCAGATTCCACGCCTGTTTTTCCAGGCACTCCGAGTGGGGTAGTATAAAACCCCTTCTACCCATACAAGGATTCTATTACAAATTAGGGGGTGTTTTCGGTCTAAGTCCTTATATTGCTAGACTTAGTATTTTACAAAATAAATTATATTTCTTCTAATAACATTGCCTGGAACTTTTCCATAGCTCTATTATAATATGTTATTACTGTTGCTTCTGATATACTGAAATTATATGCTATCTGTTTATAATCTTGAATTTCTAAATCATAGAAAGCATCAAATACTTCGTTTTCTCTTCTCGAGAATTTTCTCTCAGATTTGCGACCAGCCAGGAACGCTTGCATTAATTCATTCTGTCGTTCCCTTTTCCTTATCTGGTCTAAGTGTAGATCCTCTGCCCTCCCGCACATTGGACATGGTTCTTTCATAGTTACCTCTGGTATGTATGGGGGTTTTCATATTCCGCAATAGCCTTCTTCGCACATAAACAAATCTTCTTGATCCTCCTGTAAATATGCTTCGTTGATTGGCTCTAGGGTTCTATGTAAATATAACTGGTCATCTTTCCCTCGTTTTGACGAATCTCGTATGGCTGCATCTACCTGAATTATTTTTATCCATTCTTCGGGGTAGTTTTGTTTAATATATCGCCATTGAGAATTGTTATGGTAGGGACAAAATACGCATGATGATTTCTTTACATCGTGAAATGATCTTTCTTCCAGGAACTTTATACATTCGCTTCTTGTGATCCGATTATCAATTAAGGGATATTCATAAGTAATATTTGGCAGTCTTGATTCTTTCATGCGTTGTATTTCATCTAAAGATATACCAAGATATAAAGTGGTTGGTTTCATGCGTTGATATTTCTTTAGGCCATGCAGCTTTCTAATTTCTTTAACTACTACATCAATTTTATATTCCTTGGTGCATTGCCTTCTGATCATTCCACCACTTTCACCAAACGCTGGGATACTTGCCCATCTTTGACCAGTTGAATTCTGACCCTGTATGATGTCTTTATATAATGATTTCTTTTTTTTTATTAATGGAATTCCTTTATTGTATTTTGCCCAATCATTTAAATAATCCCAAAGTTTATAAGTATCAGGTAATTCTGCACCAGGATCTGCAAAGATAGCATAGTCGGCTCTGTCTATATATCCTAAACTGGACATTAAGTACATGGCAGTTGATTGGACTCCTAAACCAAGACTAATAATTCGCATTTCTTTTATTCTTCT